AACACCTCGTTTTTCTTGCCTATCTGCCTATTGGTTGAACGGTTTGTTTCATCTGTTGCACCAGTTATTGAAGTTGTTTGTCCACTACCACCTTCAACCTCAATCACCTGAAGGTCAACTTCCCAATTAGAAGCTACATAGTTACCATTTGGATTTTCCTCAAGGAACTCATTTATTATATCATCGTAAAAGTCGGAACGCTTTGCAAGCTGTCTTAAATCATGCTTTGTCATTATGTGCCGTTCAAAACAACCCTCCATCTTATCAACATCAGTTACAGACATATCGGGATACCAATCCCAAAGGCGGATAAATTGTAATTCAGGAGTATCTTCTTCCTCCCTGTTTTCCTCATATTCACCATAACCGGCAGGTTCCCACTTACTTTTAATTCTTTTACCAACAAGCGGGCCTTTCATTATGCCTGTGCCGTACATTAACCCTGAACGAAGCACCTTCTTGGTTTCTTCCGAGTAGTCCATTTCGGTTAGCTGATCGTCTATCTGGTTGGACATTCTATCGCATATTTCTTTTGCATATTTCTTAATTGCAATATGAAGTTCATCTGCGGTAGGTATTTTCTGTTCCCCTGTTTCGGGATCTTGCTGAACCATACCCATGGCTATCTGTGTGACTATTTCTTTAGATAATGTGGGTTCTGGAGTAGGAGATATTTCCCAGTTTTTTTCAGTTGAAGGAAACAACATCTCATGTAAACGGGACAGGACTATATTGACTTTGGAACGGGTTATCTTCGGATACACTCTTGAGTTGTTTTTCTCAATTCTCACATCAGGGTCATAGAGTCCTTTATAAGCTCTCAAGTCCTCCAGCCATTGTAATTCCTTAGGTCTTCTGTATGCCTTATTCTGTGCAAACTGATTTTTGAGCCTGTATCCAAATGAATACATAGCATCTGAATTTCTCTCTTTCTTACTAAAGGTTTCTTGAATTGCATCCATACTCGTTCTCCTTGATTAAACCCTCAACCTAGTATCCCGCTATTGCCGAAGCTGGTCTGTATTCTCTTTGTTTTAATTGACTTAAAAACGACTTGCGTTGTTTGTCATATAATTCCTTCTCTGACACATACATACAGGCGTATTGAAGTGCGTCCGATATGTGCGAAGCATAATTCTTGACAGGAACTTCCTTGAATTCACCCTGTCCTTTTGTGTCTTTTTCATAATGATAAGCCCCGTTCATGGCTTTTCTTAACTGCTTACAATTTGGTGAGAGTATAAATCCGGGTTCACCATTTACCATCTTATTCAGGAAGTTCTCAACCGAGCCTATTCTTGGTACTAATGCGTTAGTCGGTGCTGGAATGATATTGGTCAGTCCTATCTCTGCACTATGTAAAATATCAAAGCAGGTGGATTCATCTGTAGGTGAACGGGAAGTACCCGAAGGATCGCCATACCCCATTACGTTCATACCAAAATACTTCTGTCTTAACAATGGAATAAGTTGGTTTTCGCAGAACTGCTTCAATCCCATACCATCAGACACAAGTTCATCAAGAACCCTGAACTGCCCAAGTGGTGTTATCTGGCAAAGAACACAAGCCGGTTGAAGACCGAAATCAAAATTTGCCAATAAATCAACACCCTTTAAAGGTACTAATATATTAGGAGCTACATGAATATTGTCTTTGAACGAAGCAAAAACAGGTTTACCGGAAATCATATATCCATACTGACCATGAATATAAGTCCGTATATACATCTCGTCTTTGCCTTTGGCGAGATTGATATAATAGTTTTTAGGCAGGTATTTGGTGTTCTCGGCATGAATTGACAGTCCAGAGGGTTGCTTGAATATCTCCCAATCGCCAGGTCTTGCAACTTCGAATGTCTTGAATATCCAGTTATCCTCATCAGGCGGGTTGGTGTCCATTATAATGCCATGCTAATATTCACCTACGTCTTTCTTGGAAGGATAACGCCCTATTCTTGAATCCATAGCATCTATAATAGGTTTTGGTATTTCCCTTACTTCGTTAAACCAAGCTCCCGATAATTCAAGAGAAAGCAAGTTCGATACTTGGTCTGGTCTATCCAATGCTCTAAACATAATCTCAAGGTGAACTTCGGGGAATTTGGTAAGAAAATACGAATGGTCGGTTACACGCCATTCACCAAATATCTTGGGTGGAAACCAGTCATGGAAGGTTTTTATAGTTGTGTCTTTGAGCTGGAGGTAGGAGTTCCTCACTATCGCCCATCTTGAACGCCTAATTCCGTCTGGACTTTGTATCTGTTCATGCGCCCTTCTGAT